TACATTAGACCCTAGCACTATGGAATAAGTTACCGCAGCGGGTTTATTTGTCACCTTATCCCCATTCCATATCTTTAAATCTATTTCAATAGTTCTTAATTTCTCTCCTACTGCATTTGTAGAAAATCCTAAAGGTAAAGCCGACCTTACCCCATAGATATTTTGATTCGCTACCGTGCTAAGTGTTACCGCCATTTCTTAATCTGTTTTTATCTTCAAAGTTTGAAGTGAGAAATCTATCCACATCTTGACCAAAAGCCTTTAAAATATCCGAGGGTAATTTACTATACCCCCTACGGAATGGCTTTGTGAAAAATAATGTTTGAGGTATTCCTTTTTGATAAATGCTTCTCTGTATTACAAAGGCTGTTTGCTCATAGCTAATAAACCTTCCCTTCTTATCTCTAAACCTTATACTTTTAGTCCGTACCCAATCCTTAATTTCCTTTTGAGGTGGCATTTTATCCTTAAACTTATAAGGCGTAAATTCTGCCATGCGATGCGATTTAAAGTTAGCCGCACCCTTTACCCCTTTATCTAGGTAAACTGCAGATTCGGGTAAAATTCTTAAAGAAACTGATCCCGCTTTGCTTACGTCAATAGTCCAATCCGCTAAACTCTTATACAGCGATCCGCTTGCCTTATGCCCGCCTTTGGTTAAGTTGGTGCGTGCTTGCTTCACTACCACATTAGCAAACCTCTCGAATGATTGTTTTATGTACTCATTGTTTAGCATATTGATATGTCATCATTCGCTATTTGTACGGATAAATTCAACGACCATCCAGCTAAGGTATTTTCAAATCTATCTTGAAAAGGTTCTAATGTCACCACATCCGCAACTTGGAATGTATTCCCGAATAAATCACCCCTAAGAAAAGACTGACCTAATAAATTGGCAGCCGCTAACTGGGTATTATGAACGTCTTGCAAGTTGTTATTGCCGTAGAAAGGTTGTTGCTCTGCTTTTGTTTCATCTTGACTATAATCAACCACGTCCATAAATAAGATACTAATATCTAGTGTTACGACTTGAGTGGTGATTTGTCCAGAGTTTACAATAATATGAGCCAAAGGGAATATAGAACGCTTATTTAAATCCACATCCGTAATATCTCCAATGGTAACCGTCTTAGTTATTTGGTTATTACTCAAATGCGTATTAAGTGCCTCTGTTATTTCGTAGTAGCTTTTCATGGTTTACTCATTTCGATCTTATTAATTCTGTCTTCTTGAGCATAGTAAGAAAGTGTATAAAGGCATTGGCTCGCTCGTAAGCGGGTGACTGTGTTCTGCCTTGTAATATCTCCATTCGTAAGTCTGTTAATCGCTCCAAACCATCCGTATCTTGCTTGAAGCTGTCCTCTTGCGCTGTAGTCGGTTTCTCCCTCTTCATCTGTTTTAAATGCTTCGCTAAACCGCTCAATAAATCGTTGCTTAAATGATAAAAAAAAACATTAGCACCTAATACAATATCAAGCGGGCATTCCTTCATCACGTCCGAATACTTACTACTGCTCTCGTATTCCTCAATCTCATATAAGTCGTTGTATCGCTTGGTAATTGGCCTATAAAGGACTGCCATAGCCTTGTGCATATTATCCCAAGTCATTAAGCTATCCAAGTCGATAAACTCGCCAAAGGTTATATTTTCAAGATCGGGAATGAATCCGTACTGATTTCCGTTAATACTTATGATGGGCTGTAGTTCTTGGTTTGCGCTTAGCACTTCAATCAGTTTAGAGTAAACTAATGCCACGTCCTTATGCCTGACTTTTAATATTTCCTTTACCCCGCAAAATATATCCAACATCTTACGCGCAATGAAGTCACCATCCGCATTTTGGTCTATTGCCATAAACCGCTGATAGGTCTTTAAAGGAATCTCACTAGCTGAGGTTGGTACGTTAATCTCTACTTGCATATTTAATAAACAATTTATTTTAGGTTTGTCGAAAAATTACCTTACGTGATATACTCCGCGATTAGGTCTCTCTAGCTGATAGTAGATAGCATATCGCGAACTATCTATCTGATGGTTGAAGTCATCAATAGGCTGTACTTTCGTCTCAAGCCATGCGTAATTATTAAGCTCCTTGATTAAGTTTGTGCTTGTTGGGTCTATTATCAATTGGTAATCCTGCATGGATGCTATACCCGCTGTAATAGAACCAGGACCTTTAATAGCAGGAACAATATTTAATCCTCTTGATCGTAATTCCGAAATCAATCGAGGCTCCGCGCTATCTGCTATTATTAGTCCAGATTTCACTATGTTTTTAACGCGATTGTAAATGTCTGATGTTGTTAGCTTCGCTTCGTGTAAATACTCCTTTAGGTAAATAATACCTTTATCTTTATCCACGTGCGTAGCGACTAATGTAGTCGGATCAATACTAAATCCGAAATCCATTCCATAAACTGGATCTACTTGAGGGAAATCTCCTAAAGTCCAGTTATCGAAAATTACCCCTTCTGCCTTTTGCAACCATCCCCCTAATATTTGATGCTTGTATTTTTCGGGTCTAGTCCGTTTTATCTTTTCGACTTGCTTAATAAAACTGTCATCCAAGAATTTAATGTTATCCAAGTAAGTCGTATGGATGTATGTAGTATCCCCTTTGATTGCATTAGTTCCTTCTTGAACGGCCTCCGATTCAAAAAACCGCTGATAAATCCAATGTGCCTTAGTCGTTGGATTCATTATAAGCATTACCCTATTTTGGATTCCTTTCTGCCTTACGGATAAATCTATCTTATCGAATATACTCTCATCCGTTAACTCTTCCGCCTCGTCTAATACCCAAGTCGTAATACCCTGCAATGACTTTAAGGCCGCTGTCTGATCTCCGCTTGATGTCTTTATCCCTTTGAAAATTATCTCACTTCCTGAGATAGCTGATACAATACTTTCCCGCGTTACAATAAAGTGATCCGTCAAACCTAACATCTCTATCTTCTCAATAAACTCTGGAATAATAGAAACGCGGGCAGCCGTCATTGTGTAACGGGTGAATAGTATCTTATGCCCCTTTTCCATAGAAAGCAAACAAAGCAGCATATTAACCGCAAAAGACTTCCCTGAACCTCGACCACCAGTAACTAAAAAGTAACGGCTTAGGCTTGTTGCTAAAGGTGCGTATTTCGGATTTAGTTTAATCATCTAATCCAAAACCTACCATATCTTTTAATGATAGGCTTATTCCTTCCGAGCTGTTTAGGTTTAAGGTATCTTTAGGATTCCCATACCTATACGCTAACCATAGCTTAACTGCGGGTACATCATTTTCCTTGACCTTTTCCGCTAGTGCTTGCCATGCTTTATCGGGAATCATTATAGCATCCATCTTTTCGATTATAGCTATCTCTTCCGCTTTTGGTTTTCGACCTGCGCCTGGTCTTACTCCTCCTGCTCCCATTTTGAAAAAATTTGTTTATTCATATTCATTATAGATAAGATGTAACTCATTGTAAACCGTCCTAAAGCATTTAGAGCAGTTTGTAGGCTTCTTCTTATCTTGGAATACTCTATTATAAATTGCTAGTACTTCTACTTGCTGTTGGTTTGTAATTAGGTTCTGCTTTGTTCCGAAGAAGGTAGTTAGATATTCATACTCTTCTTTGTTTAAGCATTCGGGCTTTCTGTATCTGAAAAGCTCATTTAGTTTTTCCTTCCGTTTTTCACATCCGCAATCTATACCGGTTAAAGCCGTAAATAGTTCTACGGCTTTTTTTATTCCTGTTGCTTCCGTTACTTTTTCGATAGTGTCTCCTAGTCCTTGGGATGGTGCTTTCTTTTTCCTTGGCATTATAGTTTATGTTTTACTTTTTCCTTTATCCGTTCCTTGCAAGTTTTAATAGTATAGCAAACTGATGCTAGACTAATTCCTACTTCACGCTAGATCGGAAGAGCACACGTCTGAACTCCAGTCACCGATGTATCTCGTATGCCGTCTTCTGCTTGAAAAAAAAAAACAAAAAAAAAAAAAAGACAAACGTCACAATAGAGACACAACGACATAACGGACCCGGACAAGATCGCAGAACTAAACACGAGATAGCGATAAGACGAAA